ATAACGGCATTTCTTTGCGTATTGTTCGTCAGTACGACATCAACAATGACCGGATGCCCTGCCGTGTTGACGTGTTGTACGGTTTTTCAGCGATCCGTCCTGTCACAGCCGTTCGTATTTGGGGCTAAACAAAGTGGGGGCGCAAGCCCCCTCTTCTAAACTTTTTAAAGGAATTTCATCATGGCACTTCCAAATGGCGCAGGCGGCTATCAACTTGGCGACGGTAACCTTACCGAGGTTGTTCTTGGCGTTCAATCAGCACCTATTGCTAAAACAGCAGCAGCTACTCTGACTCCTGCTGAATTGGCAAACGGTATCATCACTTACACAGGTGCGGCAGTTGCTTTGACCGTACCACTAGGCGTTGATATTGACGCTGCTTTCCCAAGCATGAAAGTCAACCGTACGTTTGACTTTTACATCATCAACATTGGCGCAACTAACGCTGCTACCGTAACTGCTAACACAGGCTGTACTTTGGTTGGTACTGCTGCTGTTTCTGCGGCAACATCGTGCAACTGGCGTGTTCGCAAGTCTGGTGACGGCACGTTTGTGTTTAACCGTATCGCTGGTTAACGCATAGAGGGGGTGGGTGATGCTCGCCCCCTCGCTTTTGAGGTATTTATGAATATTTATCTTAAACACCCAAAGCACGGCAATAAGGTCGCAACCTCTGATTTAGAGGTTAAATACGACGTTAAAAACGGGTGGGAAGTGTACAATTTAGATGCGCCCGTAGTCGAGGCAGAACCTGTGAATGAATTAAAACGTCGTCGTAAAACGGAGTAGTTATGGCCACAACAGCCGGAGATCAGATAAACGGGGCGCTACGCCTAATCGGTCAACTGGCTGAAGCGGAAGAACCCTCGGCGGCAACCGCTAACGACGCGTTAACGGCGCTCAATCAAATGATCGACTCATGGTCATCTGAGCGCTTGTCTATTTTCACAACCCTTGAACAAGTGTTCTTGTGGCAACCTGGGCGCATTAGCCAAACGCTTGGCCCATCAGGTAACTTTGTGGGGCAGCGCCCCATTTTGATGGATGATGCGACTTACTTTATTGACCCCGCCTCGGGCATTTCGTACGGCATTAAGCTCATCAATCAGCAACAGTATGACGGTATTGCGGTCAAAACCGTGACGTCTACTTATCCACAAGTCATGTGGATTAATACTAATTACCCCAACATTGATATGCACGTCTACCCTGTGCCAACCAAGGTGCTAGAGTGGCATTTCATTAGTGTTGACCCCTTAGATACTGCCGCGCTGTTATCTACGCCCCTAGCGTTTCCTCAAGGCTATCTGCGTGCGTTTCGCTACAACTTGGCGTGCGAGTTAGCCCCTGAGTTTGGCGTTGAGCCTAGTCCTCAAGTTAAGCGCATTGCCATGTACTCTAAACGTAACTTGAAACGCATCAATAACCCAGGCGATATTATGTCGTTGCCCTACTCGATTGTGGGTACTCGGCAGCGGTACAATATTTTCGCAGGGAACTACTAAGTATGTTTAACCAACTTACTTTTTGTTTCCACATAACATTGATGCGCTTCTTCAGGCGTATTAAACCCGCTTATCTTTATTCTTTTCCTATTAACCATCAATTGCATTCGCCATTTTCCTTGATGTGCAGAAACACCAAGAAAACCCGATTTATTGGCTTTGGTTGGTTTTGTAATGTTTTGCAAATTTTGAAATCTATTAACTTCCCGCAAATTTACAAATCTATTGTCTTGTTTATTTCCGTTTATGTGGTCTATATGTTCTACAGGCCAATTTCCAGTCATGTAAAGCCATGCAAGTCTATGTGCAAGCCGTTTTTGATTAAATACAGAAATACTTATATATCCGGCGCTATGTTTACTTCCTGCTACTTTTCCTTCAGGAAATGTACGGTTAAATTTTTTACGCCACATAAAAATACCTGTAGTCGGATCGTAACTCAATATTTCTTTAAGATACTCAGTAGTAACAAGTTTTGTAGACATGAAATTCCTTTAATAAGTGAGAATGAGTTTACCATACATTCATTAAGGGGAGCAGCATAAAATCGCCAATTTTGGGTTCTGCGTATACCACCCGATCTATAAACGCAGCTGCAAATAGAATGATTAATATTTACCCCGAGATTGTGTCGGAGGGCGGCAAAGAACCTGCGTTTTTGAACAGAGCGCCAGGGCTGCGTCTACTCACCACCGTGGGTACAGGCCCTGTCCGTGGCTTGTGGCAATACGGTGGTTACGGCTACGTTGTGTCGGGCAATACCCTTTACCGCATTGACAATCAGTACAACATCACAACGCTTGGCGTGGTTGCTAACGATGGGCCGGTATCGATGTCAGATAACGGCACTCAGCTATTTGTGGCGTGCAATGGGCCAAGTTTTGTCTACAACGCCACAACCAATGCGTTTGCACAGATTACCGACCCTGACTTCCCTGGCGCTTTGACAGTGTCATATCTTGATGGTTATTTTGTGTTCATAGAACCCAATAGCCAGCGCGTATGGGTGACTTCTTTGCTCGACCCATTCTCTATTGACCCCCTTGACTTTGCAAGCGCAGAGGGCAGTCCTGATGGTTTGGTGTCATCCATTACCGATCACTCTGAAGTTTGGCTGTTTGGCACAACCTCAGTCGAAGTTTGGTACAACGCAGCGGGCGGTGCGGGTTTTCCCCTAGCGCGTATCCAAGGCGCGTTTAATGAGATTGGTTGCGCAGCAACCTTTTCCGTTGCCAAATTGGATAATGGGCTGTTTTGGTTAGGCGCAGACAATCGTGGGCAAGGCGTTGTTTATCGTTCACAGGGCTACACAGGTGTGCGAATCAGCACCCACGCCATTGAATGGCAGATTCAACAGTACGGCGACATTTCGGACGCTATTGCCTACACTTATCAACAAGACGGTCATGCGTTCTATGTTTTGATATTCCCAACTGCCAAAGCGACTTGGGTCTATGACATTGCGGCTCAAGCGTGGCATGAGCGTGCTAGTTTTAACAACGGCGACTTTAGCCGACACCGCAGCAATTGCCAGATGTTTTTCAATAGCACCGTAATTGTGGGCGACTTTCAAGACGGCAATCTGTACGCTTTTGATCTAAACGCGTACTCGGACGGCGCACGCCCACAGAAGTGGTTGCGCTCATGGCGTGCGCTCCCCACAGGCACTAATACGCTTAAACGTACCGCGCACCATTCGCTGCAACTAGATTGTGAAACGGGCGTGGGTGGCGATACCAATCCTGAAGTTATGCTGCGTTGGTCAGATGATGGTGGTCACACTTGGTCAAACGAACATTGGAGGCCAATGGGGCAGGTGGGTGAGTATGGCACTCGCGTCATTTGGCGCAGATTAGGTATGACTGAAAAGCTACGTGATCGGGTCTATGAAATTTCAGGTACTGACCCTGTCAAGATTGCTATCATGGCGGCTGAACTTGATGTGGAAGCCGAAGCATCGTGAATATGACGCAAATCCCCGCACCTCGCGTGCCATTGATTAATGCTGATACAGGATTAATATCAAGGGAATGGTTTCGTTTCTTTAACTACGTCTATGAGCAACTAGGCGCAGGTACGGGTTACGCCCAAAGTTCGGCAGATGTTTCTTACGACGAAGGCGGCACAGGCGCTGTGCTTCGTTCTGTGCAGAGTAAGCTGCAAGAAAGTGTTTCGGTGAAAGATTTTGGTGCGGTGGGTGATGGGGTTACGGATGATACGGCGGCTATTCAAGCGGCTGCAAATACGGGTAAATTTATATATGTTCCTGCTGGGACATACAAAATTACTAATGAAATTACAGTTAGCACAAACGGCACTCAGTTTTTTGGGCTAAGTAACTCAGTCTGTACAATTATTCAAAACACTTTAAATAAACCTATTTTTAACATTACCGTTAACAATTCACTAATAACAAATTTAACTTTTGATTACAATGGTACGCCGACGTCTGGCGCAGCCGCTATTTATTTTCATGGCACAAATTCATCCAACAGACTTGCAGGATTGTTTGTATCGCTTATTAAAATTAATAGAGCATATGAAGGCATTAAAGTTGTCCATGCAATAAATACATTTTTAGAAAATTTACAAATTTATAATTTTGCCCAATCTGGAATTTATTTAGAAGATTGTGGCGATATATTTGTAAACAATTTTGTAATTGACGGTATATACATTACAAATGGTGCGTTAGGCGGTATTGTATTAAACGAATTTTGCGAAGCTATAAGCATTGCAAATGGAGATATTTTAAATTGTGTTTATTCAATGCAAACTTTATCCACTTCAGGTTTAAGTGGATCATCTCCAGCACATTCTGTGTTTACAAATGTTTATTTTGATAGTTCTGCTAAAGGTACAAATTTAGCCGTATTATTTATTTCTGAATTTGTAAGTTGTTGGTTTTCAGCAGGTCGTAGCAGCACAGGGTATTCAGGCGTTACTTTGCTAACAACAGAGGGAATTTCGTTTACAACTACTAGATTTGTTGGTTGCGGTTCACACGGCGCAAACGTTACAGCAGCAGCAGACAGAACATCGTTTGTAAATTGTACTGTATACGGCAATTCAGTTACCGCAGGTGTTAATGTTGCGTCAGGAATTTATTTGGCAAATGGTGCTAAAGGCGTAATTATTAATAGCATTACAGCAAGAAATACTTATTTTTCTGGCACTCAAGCGTATGGCATTTTTATCGGCAACTCTTGCACTAGCATATCTTGCTCAAATAATTTGTTACAAGGCAATGGTTTAGGCGGTCTTTCATTAGGCACTACACCAACATCTTGTGTCATAACAAATAATATTGGATACAACCCTGTTGGCGGCTTTGCAGTAACTGTTGGGGCATCACCTTATACTTATTATTCTAGTGCTTCACCTGAAACTTTATATATTACAGGCGGCATTGTTTCATTAATAATTGTTAATGGTCTTGCAATATTTAGCTCTACTGAAAAAACAATTGAACTTGGTTCAAACGAAAGTGTTCAAATAACGTATTCTGTTTTGCCAACAATAAATAAAGTTATTCATTAGGATTGATGATGACCCCGCAAACAATCCCCGCTGTCGTAAAGATTAAAGTTAAACAACCAACGCCTTGCAAATGCGTTGATCATTGGTGGTGTGACCAGTTCGACCAATGCAAGAAAAATGTAATTCCTGACACAAGGATAGTCTAATGTCCATCAATATCTCAGCCTTTGCCGGTGCGGGCGCTCAGTTCTTTGACGCCAATGGTGCGCCATTGTCAGGCGGCTTGATCTACAGCTACTTGGCGGGTACAACAACTGCTGCGACAACCTTTACCTCTCGCGCGGGTACGTCTAACAACACCAACCCAATCGTGCTAGACGCAGCGGGGCGCACCCCTGCCGAAATTTGGTTGACGGGCGGTTCGCTGTACAAATTTATCCTAAAGTCTTCAACCTTTGTTCAGATTGGTTCGTACGACAACATCCCC